ATCCAGGTGCTGCACAACACGTTCGACCAGACGAGGAACTGGGTGCGCCGGGGCCCGTGTGCGCTGGCGGTTTACAACTCGGAGTGGATGCGCGCCGAGTTTGAGGCGTGGCTGGATTCGGTGCGTGCGCCGCGGCCGGATGCGGTGGTGGTGCGCCCGCCGGTGCTCGCCGAGGAGTACGCCACCAAGCCGGGTGACCGCGTCACGCTGATCAACCTCTACCCGCCGAAGGGGTCGGGGACGTTCTGGCAGCTGGCCGAGCGGATGCCGGACGTGAAGTTTTTGGCGGTGATCGGCGGCTACGGCCCGCAGGACGTGCGGGAGCTGCCGAACGTGGAGGTCGTGCCGAACGTGCCGGGCCAGCGGATGCGGGATGAGGTGTATGCCCGCACCAAGATCCTGCTCATGCCGTCGGAGTATGAGTCGTGGGGGCGGGTCGGGGTGGAGGCGATGGCCTCCGGTATCCCGGTGATCGCGCACCCCACCCCGGGCCTGTGCGAGTCCCTCGGTGAGGCCGGGATCTTTGTGGACCGCGACGATTTGGACGGCTGGGAGCGGGAGATCCGCCGGCTGCTGACGCCGCGCGCCTACGGCACCGCCTCCAAGAAGGCGAAGGCGCGGTCGGCGGAGCTGGATCCGGCGCCGGATCTGGAGCGGTGGGTGGCGGCCGCGGAGATGGTCGCGGCGCAGCGTGACCGGATGCGCATGCTCGCCCGGCTGACGCACTAAAAGGGGGGGTGTCCGGTGGAGAGTCTGGCGACTGAGGCCGACCTGGTCGCGCGGCTCGGCCGGGACCTGACCGACGATGAGCGGGTGCGGGTGTGCGCGCTGCTGGCGGACGCCTCTGCGCTGATCCGGGGCTATACCGGCCGCGATTTCACCCAGGCTGTGGATGACACGGTGGTGCTGCGCGCGACCGGGGGGACGCTCCGGCTGCCGCAGCGGCCCGTGATCGAGGTCAAGCGGGTGGAGGCGATCGGCGTCAGCGGCGCCCCCGACATCACGCTCGCCGACTGGCTGTTCGACGGGATCGACCAGATCCGGCTCGGCGAGGGCAATTGGATCATCAACCTGCCGGAGATCTGGTGGGACGATGACGGCTTCCCCGGCACCTACCGGGTGACCTACACGCACGGGTATGCGCAGGTGCCGCCGGATGTGGTGGCGGTGGCGTGCCAGATGACGCTGCGCACGCTGACCTCCCCGGCGATGGTCGGCGGGGTGACGAGCGAGACGGTGGGCCCCTACAGCTACCGGTCGGAGACGCCCGGTCAGGGGCTGGCGGTGACGTTGACGGATGCCGAGCGGCGGGTGCTGGACCGGTACCGGACGACCACCGGCACGATCACAGTGAGGATCTAGATGCGGGTTTTGGCGCGGTTCCACGCCTACGTGCCGGAGCACGGCGGCGGGGCGGAGGTGATGGCGCACACGCTCCTGCGTGAGCTGGTGGCGCGTGGCCACCAGGTGCGGGTGTGGCTGTCCCAGCACAACGGGCGGCGTGAGCCGTACCGGGTGGACGGGGTCGAGGTGATCCCGGTCAAGGCGCGGCAGGATTTCCTGCGCTTGGCGCGGGATAGCGATGTGGTGGTCTCGCATCTGGAGAACGTGCGGGCAGCGGCGGCGGCCGCGCGCGGCTGGGGCCGCCCGCTGGTGGTGTTGTGCCACAACACTTTCCCCGCCACCTTCTCCGCGGTCGGGTCTGGCACGACCGCGCTGGCGGTCTACAACAGCCAGTGGATGGCGGCGGAAGCCGAGCGATGGTTCGCGGAGAACCCTAAGGCCGCGCGTCCGCTGGCGAGTGTGGTGGTCCGGCCGCCGGTGCGCGCAGCCGACTACCGCACCACCCCCGGCGACCACATCACGCTGGTCAACCTGCACAAGCCCAAGGGCGGGGATGTGCTGTGGCGGCTCGCCGAGCGCATGCCGGGCCACCGGTTCCTCGCCGTCAAGGGCGCCTACGGTGAGCAGATCGTCGGGCAGGCGCCGAATGTTGAGGTGGTCGAGCATGTGCCGCCGGCGCAGATGGCCGAGCGGGTGTATGCGCGCACCCGTGTGCTGATCATGCCGAGCGAGTATGAGTCGTGGGGGCGGGTCGGGGTGGAGGCGATGGCCTCCGGTATCCCGGTCGTGGCCACCCCCACCCCGGGCCTGTGCGAGTCCCTCGGTGAGGCCGGGATTTTCGTCGAGCGTGATGACCTGGACGGCTGGGTGGCGGCGCTCACCGCGCTCGACGACGCGGAGGCGTGGCAGGCCGCGTCGAAGCAGGCTAAGGCCCGGGTGCGTCAGCTCGACCCTGCCGCGGACCTGGCGCGGTGGGTTGAGGCGGTCGAGAGGCTGGGCCGGCGATGACCAGGGGTGAGACCGTGACGGTGCTGACCCGCTCGCCGGCCGGGCGCGACGCCCACGGCAACGAGATCTGGACGTGGGCTGAGCGGGACGTGGCGGGCTGCATCGTCTGGCCGAGCGGGAGCAGCGAGCAGACCGAGGCGCGGGACACGGTCACCGACCGGATCAACGTCTCGTTCCCGTATGGGACGGATCTCTCGGCGGTGTCGCGGATGCGGGTCCGCGGCGAGCTGTATGAGGTGGACGGCACACCGGAGCAGTGGAGCTCGCCGTTTACCGGGTGGCGGGCCGGTGTGCTGGCCCGCGGGGTGAAGGTCACCGGCTAGCGCAGCGCGTCCTTGAGGGAGGGGATGGCGGTGGCGGCGGCTCGTGCACGGTATCGGCCGGACATCCGCGGTTTTGGCCGTGTCCTGGCCTCCCGGCAGATGCAGGAGGAGATGCGGCAGCGTGCCGAGCGGGTCGCGCGCCGCGCCCGCGAGCTGGCGCCGGTGGACACCGGCGAGTACGCCCGGTCGTTCCGTGTCGAGGTCGGTGTGCGGGAGGGTCCGCGGCCGCGCGCCGTGGCCTTGGTGATCAACGACGATGTGGCGGCGCCGTATGTGGAGTGGGGCACGAGCCGTACGCCCCGCTACAGGGTGATGGGCCGGGCCGCGGAGAGTGCCCTATGAGCGTCGTGGTTGATATTGAGGCGCTGATGGTGGCCTGGGTCACGGATGTGGTCAGGCTGCCGGCGAGCACGGAGACACCGGCGGATCTGGAGTCGCGGGTGCCGTTTGTGCAGGTGACCGGCACAGGCGGCGACCATGACGGGTACCGCCGGGATGAGCCCAGCGTGGACATCAGCGTATTCGCGGCCACGACGGTGGAGGCGGCCGACTGGGCCGGCCGGATCCACTGGCTGCTGCATGAGCAGCTGGCCGAATCGGTCTACGACGGGGTGTCGGTCAACCGGGTGCGCACGTCGGTGCGGCCGCACCGGGTGCCGTACGACAACCCGGCTCTGCGCCGCTACGAGGCGAGCTACAGCCTGGTGGTGCACCCCGTCTAGCAGCACTTTTTTCCTGTTCGCCCCCCGGGGCCGCCGGTCGCGGGGGCTTTTTGCTGCCCCAGCATGTGAGGAGCACATCATGCCCACTATCTACCGGGACGCCAAGCTCGCGGTGGTCGGCACCAACGGCGGTGTCTGGGTGGCGCCGCTGGGTACGGCGCAGCCGTCGGACCCCGAGGAGCAGCCGCCTGCGCCGTGGCTGGCCATCGGCGCGATCTCCACTGATGGTCTGACGAATGGTGTTGAGGAGGACACCGAGCAGTTCACTCCGTGGGGTCTGACCTCGCCTTTCCGTACCGTGGTGACCAGCTCGGTGCGGACTTTCAGCTTCACGGCGTGGGAGATCAATCGCCCGATCGTGCGGGCCCTGCAGAACCGGCTCGAGGTGGATGACCTGCAGCCGGATCTGGACGGGATCGTCCGGTACGCCGAGTCCGGCACGGCGGAGCCGGACCGCCGCAGCTGGCTGATCGACGTGTATGACGGCCAGGTGTGGGAGCGTTTCTACATCCCCGAGGGTGAGATCACCGAGCGTGGCGAGGTGACCTACCAGCAGGGTGAGATGGTCGGGTACGAGTGGACGATCTCCACCTACCCCGACTCGGCCGGGAACCTGGTCTACCACAGCTACTTTGCGCCTCAGGTGGAGGATCACCTGTCCTGATGACTACCAACAAGATCGCCCAGGAGCCGGTCAGCCTGTTCTCGCTTCGCCGGCGTGCGCAGGAGGCCAAGAAGGAGCCGTTCACGTTCGATGTGGACGGCAAGATTTTCACGATGAGGGACCCGACCGAGGCCGACTGGCAGGTCACCGCGGCGCTCGGCAGGGGCGAGGGTGACCTGCGCGAGTTCATGCGCGAGCTCCTCGGCGACGATTACGAGGAGTTCGCCAAGATCCGCGGCATCAGCAGCGCTGACATCAACGCGCTGATCGAGGCCGCCACCCGCCACTACCAGGGGGTCGGCCGGGGGGAATAGCCGGCCTGGCCCGCCTGCTCGGCGAGCACTATGACGCGGTCGAGGCCGACCTGTGGCGCTACTACCAGCTGGATGTGCGGGATCTGTGGCGCCCAGGCGGCGGCCGCTCGGCGCTGACGTGGCGGCTGCTCGGCAATTTGATCCGGCATCTGCCGCCGGAGTCCGCGGTCAAGACCGAGCTGCGGAACGCGATGAGCGACGCCGAGATCAAACGGCTCGCCGAGGAGGCCGACCCGTCGCAGGGTCAGTGGTCACACACGGAGATGCTGATCGCGTCGCTGATCGACGCGGTGCGCACCAACACGTTCGTGCTGCAGCGGGTCAACGGCGTCAAGGTCAAGGCGCCGGAGCCGATCCCGCGGCCGGGTGTGCCCTCCAAGAAGCGCAAGAAGCGCCGGCAGCTGACTCCTGAGCAGACGGCTCTGGTGCTGGCGCGGATCCGCGGGGAGCGGGTGCCGCTTGGCCGCGGCATGTGGGTGCAGTCCCCGCCTGGTCTGGTTACTCGTCCTGTCCGGTAGTCGCCGGGGTGGCCCCGGCTCACCTTGCGAAAGGGGGTGAGCCGGTGGCCCAGTTCGTCGCCGGTGAGGTCGTCGTCCCCGTCGTCCCGGACGCGCGGGGTTTCCACCGGGAGCTGCGCAAGAGCCTGGTTCCCGGTGCGGAGCAGATCGGCCGGGAGGTCGGTGCGCAGATCGCCCGGGGTGTGCAGGCGCAGCTGGGGGATGTGTATGCGCCGCTGCGTGAGGCGGCTCGGCGGGAGCAGGCGCGTGCGGGGCAGGACGGTGCGCAGGTCGGTGGCGCGTTCGCCCGCGGGGTGAAAGCCCAGCTTGAGGCGGCGTTCCGTTCGCTGCCGAAGATCGAGCTCGACGCCGACGCGAGCGAGGCGCAGCGCAAGGTCCAGGAGCTTCGTGCCCGGATCGAGACCCTCTCCGGCAAGACGGTCGGCATCGACATCGATGCCGGGGCCGCGCTGGCCGAGGTGGCGGCGATCCGGCGCGAGCTGGAGCAGCTCGACGGCAAGGACGCGTCCGTTGATGTCCGTGCGGACATCGGCCAGGCGCTTGCGCAGCTCGCCGCGGCGGAGACGGCGCTGTCCGGGTTGGATGGCCGGACGGCGCACGTCCGCGTGGATGTGGACATCTCCGGCGCGCTGGCGGCGATCGGGACGCTGTCGATGGCGCTGGCCGGTTTGGCGGCGATCCCGGTCGGTGCGTCGCTGACGGCGGGGATCGCCGGGATGCTCGGCCCGCTCGCCGCCGCCGGCGCCGGGTTCGCGGGGCTTGCGGCGGTGGCGATCCCCAGCATTGGCCGGATCAATGAGGCGCTGGAGGAGCAGGAGAAGGCCGGGCAGCGGGCCGCGTCCGGGCTGACTGCTGCCGCTGGTGCGACCCGGAATCTGGCGATTGAGTCGCTGCAGGCGCAGATCCGGCAGCTGCAGGCCGCCAACGCCGCCGACCAGCTACGGAACGCCCAAGACCGGGTCAAAGACGCCGTTGCCGGGGTTGCCGCGGCGAAAGACAGGCTCAAGCAGGCGGCCCAGTCGGCGGCGCAGGCGCAGGCCGCGGCCGCGCAGCGGGTGGCGCAGGCCGAGCGTGCGCTGGCGGACGCGCAGAAGGCAGCGATCCGCGCTCAAGAGGACTTGAACAGGGCCAGGCAGCAGGCGATCAAAACCCTCGCCGACCTGGGGCGCAGTCTCCGCGGCAACGCGCTCGATCAGCGTGAAGCGGCGTTGGACCTGCGGGAGGCCGAGGCGGAGCTGGCCAAGGCCCGCGAGAAGGGCGACCCGGAGGCGATCGAGCGGGCCGAGATCGCCTACGAGCGGATCAAATTGCGGATCGAGGAGCTGCAGGTCCAGGAGCAGGAGCTGCAGGAGCAGCAGGCCAAGGGGGTTGAGGGCCAGGACGCCGTTGTCGCCGCCAAGGAGCGGCTCGAGCAGGCCAGCCAGCGGGTGCTCGACCAGGAGAAGGCGCTTGCGAAGGCGTACGAGGACGCCGGGAAGGCGGGTGAGGAGGCCGCCCGTCGTGTGGCGGAGGCGCGGAAGGCGGTCCGGCAGGCCGAGGAACGCGTTGACGACGCCAAGCGTGCGCTCGAGGCGCTGAAGCGGCAGCAGCAGATCCAAAAGCTTCAGGAGAAGATCCAGAAGATCCGGGAGCGGGAGCAGGCCAAGGCGCAGGCCGCGGCGGCCGCGCGTGCCGCGCAGGCGGCGGCTGCCGCTCAGGCGAAGGCGACGGAGAAGACCCGCGCCTTGACGCCGGCGGAGCGCGCGGCCGCCGAGCAGATCAAGGCGTTCAAGGACGCCTACGAGGATTTCCAGAAGGCGCTGGCGCCGAGCGTGCTGCCGGCGATCACCGGTGCGCTGGGTCTGCTGCAGAAGGCGTTCAAGCCGTTGACGCCGCTGGTGCAGGGCACGGCCGGCGCGCTCGTCGAGCTCGAGAAGAGTGCGGGGCGTGCGCTCGGCGGTGACTTTTGGCAGGGGTTTTTCCGGGACCTGTCCGCCCAGGCGCCCGACGCTGTGACCGGGCTCGGCAAGAGCATAGGGAACATCACGACCGGTATCGCCGGGCTCATCCGGGCGTTTCTGCCGTTTGTGCCGACGTTCGTCGGCGGGCTGGAGCAGGCGACCGCGGCTTTCGCTAAGTGGGGCCAGGATCTCGGGAAGTCCGAGGGTTTCAAGGCCTTCATGGACTATGTCCGGCAGACCGCCCCGACGGTCATCGGGATCTTCAAGGACATTTGGACGGTCCTGACGAATCTGCTGTCGGGGCTGGCTGGGGACGGCGCGACCGCGCTCGACATCGTCAAGAGCATTACGGGCTGGCTGGCCAGTTTGTCGCCGGAGACGCTGCGGGCGTTCACCCTCGCCGTGCTCGGCGTGGTCGCCGCGTTCAAAACGTGGAAGATCATCAAGACCACGGTCGACGGTGTGCGCCGGGCGATTCAGATCGCTCAGACGGTCTGGTCGGGGCTGTCGAAGGCGGCGTCGCTGGCGGCCAAGGGGGTCAGCCTGGCCGCCAAGGGGATCGGGGCCGCGGCGCGCGGGGTCGGCGCGGCGTGGTCGGGGATCTCGACGGCGGCGCAGCGGGCCGCGCAGGTGGCCCGGTCGGCGGGGTCGGCGATCGCGAACGCGGCGCGTACCGCCGGGTCGGTCGCTGCGCGCGGCGCGACCGCGGCGTGGGACGGGATCCGCACGGCGGCGCAGCGCGCCGGCGCGGCGGCCCGCACGGCCGGGACGGCGATCGCGAACGGTGCGCGGGCTGCGGCCGGCGCGGCGGCGTCGCTTGGCCGGGCCGCGCTCGAGTACGGCAAGATCGCCGCGCAGGCTGCGTTGGCGCGGGCCCGGACGCTGGCGTTTGCGGCGACGCAGGCGGTGATCCGCGGGGCGACGCTGGCGTGGGCCGCCGCGCAGAAGGTCCTCAACATCGCGCTCAAGGCCAACCCGATCGGCCTGATCGTCACCGCGATTGGGTTGCTGGTCGCCGGGCTGGTCTACGCCTGGAACAACTCCGAAACGTTCCGGAACATTGTCACGGCGGCGTGGGAGGCCATTAAGACGGCCATCAAGACCGCGTGGGAGGGCTTTATCAAGCCCGCCCTCGAGGCTTTGTGGTCGTTTATCAAAGACACGCTGGGGCCGGTCTTCGAATGGATCTGGCAGAACATCATCGTCCCAGCCTGGCAGGGCATCCAGACCGCTATTCAGACGGCGTGGAACAACTTCATCAAGCCCGCGCTGCAAGCGATCTGGAATTTCATCAAGAACACGCTCGGCCCTGTCTTCACGTGGATCTGGCAGAACATCATCGTCCCAGCCTGGCAGGGCATCCAGACGGCCATCAAGGCCGCGTGGGAGAACGTCATCAAGCCCGCGCTCCAGGCCATCTGGAACTTCATCAAGAACACGCTGGGGCCGGTGTTCACCTGGATCTGGAAGAACATCATCGTCCCGGCCTGGGACGGCATCAAGTCGACGATCACGACGGTCTGGGAAAAATTCCTCAAGCCTGTCTTCGACAAGCTGTATGAGGTGATCTTCAAGACCATCCCGGACGGCTTCAAAAAGGGTGTCGAGCTCATCCGGACCGCCTGGGACAAGGTCAAGGAAGCCGCCCGCGCCCCGGTGAAGTTCATCGTCGATGTCGTCTACAACAACGGCATCGTCAAGGTCTGGAACACCGTCGCCGATTTCCTGAAGCTGCCGAAGCTGTCGACGCTGGCGTTCGCGCGCGGCGGCGTGGTGCCCGGCTACACCCCGGGTAAGGACGTCGCGCTGGCCGCCGTGTCCGGCGGTGAGGCGATCATGCGCCCCGAGTGGACGAAGGTTGTCGGCGAGGAATACGTCCACAAGATGAACGCGGCCGCGCGCCGGGGCGGTGTGGCCGGTGTGGCCCGCGCGCTCGGTATCGCCGGCGACCCGTCCGGGTTTGCGGGGGCTTTCGCCGAAGGCGGCATCGTCGGCGATGTGAAGAAGGTCCTCGCGGGCGGTATCAAGATCGGTGCCGAGAAGCTGCTGAATCCGCTGCTGGATGCGGCGGAGCGGGCGATGGGGGACAGCGCGTGGGGCCGTATGCTCGTCGGCATCCCCCGCAAGATGATCAGCGAGGTCATCAACTTCCTCGGCGAGAAGGAGATGACGGCCGGGGCGGGGAAGGCGATCGCCTACGCGCGTGCGCAGATCGGCAAGCCGTACCAGTGGGGCGGCACGGGCCCGGACGCGTTCGACTGCTCGGGTCTGGTGATGCGGGCCTGGCAGGCGGCCGGGGTGAAGGACATCCCGCGCACGAGCCAGCAGCAGATGGCGTGGGTCAAACCGGTCCAGTCCCCGTCGCCCGGTGACCTGGGGTTCCCGCACCCGGGGCACGTGTGGCTGTATTCGTCGCCGACGACGATCATCGAGGCGCCCTACACGGGCGCTTTTGTGCGTGAGGTGCCGGCGCGTGCGGCGCAGCTGATCGGCCGCCCGCCGCAGGCGTTCGCCCGCGGCGGGATCGTCGGGTACGCGCGCGGCGGGATCAGACGGCCGAGGGCTCACATCACCGACACTCCGACGGTGCTGTTCGGTGAGGCAGGGCCGGAGGCTTTCATTCCGCTGCGGCGGGATCGGCGGAGTCTGCGGGTGCTGGGGCAGGCAGCGGCGGCGATGGGCCAGGCCGTGGTCCCCGCGTCCAGCCTCGCCGGCGGCGGCTATCTCGAGGCGCTGCAGGCGGCCGCGTTCATGGCCGCGGGCGGGGTGATCCCGCCCACAGGCTCGGGGTCGGCCGCGTCCGCGGCGGTGCGGCAGGTGTCGGCCACGGTGTCCCAGTCCACCGGCACGATCTCGGCGACGCTGGTCAAGTCGAGCGAGATGCTGCGGGAGGCGCTCGCCGAGGGCACGACGGTGCTGACCGGCGCGGTCGGTGACGCGTGGCAGCGCGCCTCGGCCGGGTTGACGTCCACGTCGCAGACGCTCTCGGCGGCGTGGGACCAGGCGGCGGAGGCGACGGCCCAGAGCATCACGCAGGTCGCGGAGGCGGAGACCGAGGCGGCCTCAAAGCTGGTGGTCGCCACCACGAACCTCGGCGAGACGGTCGCCAAGGCGACCGGTGAGCTGCAGGCGACGCTGGTGCAGGTGGCGGCGACGGCGGGGAAGGCCGCCGCGGGCGCGGGCAAGACGTCCGCGAAGTCCGCGGCGGCTCCCGTGGACAAGATCAAGTCGTCGGCGATGCTGGCCTCGGTCCGGCAGCAGCAGGACGTGGTGGTGCTGGTCAGCAAGAACGAGGACATCCCGGTCCGGTTCGGCCACTATGACCAGGGTGGCTGGCTGATGCCGGGCACGAGCCTGGTCTACAACGGCACCGGTAGGCCGGAGCCGGTTCTTACTGATCAGCAGTGGCGGGATCTGCGCTCTGGCGGTGGGCCGCTGGTGCAGATCGAGGAGTTCCACGCCACACCCGAGCAGTCGCCGTTCGCGATCGCGCAGGAGCTGCGGCACATGCTCGGCGCGCAGCTGCGGATGCGCTGACCACAAGGGGTCTGGCGCGGCGCCTACTTGGTGAGGTGCCAGATGCCCTTGTGGTCGGCCATCCCGCTGTTGAGCGCGAACTGCAGCCGGGTGATCTTGGCGTTCTTCGGCACCTCGAACCCGATCACGCCCTTGCGGACGTCGCCGGGG